ATAATGCAGCATTTACAAATGAAAGCTGATTCAATAGCGCAACAGCAGATGCCACCTGAAGCGCTGCAACAATACCAGCAGCTTCAACAGCAGGCCCAGCAAATGTCGCCTGTAGAAGCAGCGCAAATAACGCAACAAGCAAACGACTTGTTAGCTCAATTTAGTTCGCCAATTATGAGCGAGCTGATGCAACAATTCTCTCAAGAAGTTGCAACTCCACCTCAAGAAGATCCTCTTGTAGCAATAAGAAAACAAGAGCTAGCGTTAAAAGGTCAAGAGTTACAACAAGACAAAGAGCAGTTTGAAGTAAAAGAGCAAATGCGAGCTGAAGAAAAAATGAGACAAGATCGTATTGATAGAGAGCGTATTGCAACTCAGTTAGATATTGCTAAAATGAAAGACGATTCGACTCAAGATAGACTTGAGCAACAAAAAGAATTAAAATTAATTGATATTGGTTTAAAACAAATCGGATAAACATATGATTAAAAGAACAGAAGCAAGTAAATTGAAAACTCCATCCGTTAATAAGGGTAAACAAGATTATACTGGCAAAGGTAAAGTAGACCTTTGCGACTATAAAACAGTTTCAGTTAGCAAAGCTCCTAAGCCAGGAATGGGCAAGGGCAAAGCTAGAGGAATGGGCGCTGCTGAATTTGGCGGCAAGTTTTCAGGCATTTATTAAATGTCGATTCTTTGGATAGCCGAAAAATTTAAAAAGGCTATAAAAGAAAAGAAAGAGGACACCCAAACTCAAATATTGAATGGGTGCAAAAATTTTGATGATTATCAATATCTACGTGGGCGTTACAATTCTCTCGTTGACGTAGAAGAAGAATTTAGAGAATTGCTAGAGAGGATAGTAGAAAATGACGACGAAGAGCAAAGTAATAGTACCTGACCATATAGAGAAGGAAAGAAATACTAAGGAGAAGGTAACAAAAACTGAATCAGAAACTGATAAAGCTTTTGTAAGTCCTGAAGATAGGGTGCTAGATCCAACCCTAATGGATAAATCTTTAATAGAAAGAATGCCTCAACCAAGCGGTTGGCGTATACTTATTCTGCCATATAAAGGTAGAGGGGTTACTAAAGGTGGTATTCATATAGCAAAACAAACCGTTGATAGAGAAGCGTTAGCATCTGTTGTTGCATACGTAATTAAGATGGGGCCACTTTGTTATAAAGATAGAGAAAAATTTGGCGATACACCCTGGTGCCAAGAAAAACAATGGGTACTAATTGGTAGATATGCAGGAGCTAGGTTTAAGCTTGGCGATGATGCAGAATGCCGTATTATAAACGACGACGAAGTTATCGCGACTATAGAAAATCCCGATGACATCGTTACGCTATAACGTGAGGAAATCATGCAAGAAGAAAAAGTAATAACAAGTGAAGTGGCCAATCAGGCCCAAGACCAAATAGAAGAAGGAGAGGTTGTTGAGATAGAAGAAGATCAATCGTCCGAAGAATCTATAAATAATGTTTCAGCAGAAGAATCTGAAAAAGATTCTAAGGAAGATGAGCTAGAAAATTATTCTAAAAGCGTTAAAAAAAGAATTGCTAATTTAACTAAAAAAATGAGAGAGCAAGAAAGAGCTGCTCAATCTGCTTATGAATATGCAAAAAATTTACAAGCAGAAAATCAAAACTTAAAAACTAGCACATCTAGATTAAACCAAAACTATTATTCTGAAGCAGAAAATAGATTAAAGTCTCAAAGAGCTCAAGCAAATTCTGTATTGAAAAATGCATATCAAGAGCAAGATTGGGATAAGGTAACTAAAGCTCAAGAAATATTAGATAAAATTACTGTCGAAGAAAGTAAATTAGCTAATAATAGAATGACCATACAAAGAGAGCCTCAGTATTATGATGCTCCTATGCCTCAACAACAAACTATTCAACAGCCAGCTGCTGCGCCAGAACCAGATCCGGCAGCGGAAGATTGGGCTGGTAAAAACGAATGGTTTGGTCAAGACGAAACTATGACTTTGGCAGCATTTAACATACATCGTAAACTTGTAGAAGAAGAAGGCTTTGACCCGAGCGATACAATGTATTATGATGAAATAGATAAACGTATCAGAGTTGAATTCCCGCATAAGTTTGAGGGAACTACAACAAACAGTAAGATGCAGCAAACTGTTGCTCCTGCTGTTAGAAGTGGTAATAGTGGCTCTGGACGCAAACGACAAGTAAAGCTTACTAAAAGCGAAGTTGAAATGGCACGTCGTTTGAATGTTCCAGTTCAAGAATATGCTAAATATATTAAGAGGTAAGCAAAAAAATGACTGAAGATAAAAAAACAAACAACAGAACTCCTCGTTCTGCAGATACTCGAGCTAAAGATACTGCTCGCAAACCTTGGCGTCCCCCATCTATGTTGGAGACACCACCAGCACCTGAAGGTTATTCCTACAGGTGGATAAGAGCCGAAATTGTCGGTCAGGAAGATAAAAAGAATGTAATGTCTAGGCTACGTGAGGGTTTTGAACTCGTACATGCCGATGAACTTGGAGACTTTGAACTTCCTACGATGGACGATGGAAAGCACGCTGGTGTGGTATCCGTGGGTGGTTTGCTTTTGGCTAAGATTCCAAATGAAACACGTGATGAAAGAAACGCCTATTATCATGATCGTGCTCAACAGCAACAAGAAGCTATTGATAATGACCTAATGAAGGAATCTGATCCAAGTTCTCCGATGTTAAAACCTCAGAGATCTACAAGCGTAACTTTTGGAGGCGGTAAAAGAAGTTAATTCTAATACTGTCAAAACTAACTTTATTTAAAAGGTAATATTATGTCTAATCAAAATGCACCTTTCGGATTAAAACCATCTAGCAAGTTAGGCTCGAATTACAACAACGAAGGAGTAACCGAGTACAAAATTGCAAGTGGAGCATCCGGAAACATTTTTTCAGGCGACCTAGTTAAGATGGCTAACACAGGTACTATTTTAGTAGCTGCTGCTGGCGATCAAGCTTTGGGAGTCTTTAGAGGATGTCAATATACAGATTCAAGCGGCGACGTGATTTATTCACCATACTGGCCTAATGGAACTGTGACATCTGACGCGGTGGCATTCGTAGTTGACGACCCAAATGCCTTGTTTGAAGTTCAATCAGCTGCTACTGGTTCAGTAGTACAAACAGTTGTTGGCAATAACGCTGACATCGTTTACACATCTGGTTCAACAATAACAGGTATCTCAGCTGTTGAAATTAGTGGCACTACTGCTGCTACTTCAGCTCAGCTAAGAATTGTGGGTGTTTCTACTGATCCTGAAAACAGCACTTTAGGTACTGGCTCAGCTTCAACAAACGTCAACTTGATTGTTAAAATTAACGAGCATTTCTATGCACAAACAACAGGGGTATAACAGATGGCTATTAATAGATCCCAATTAGCGAAAGAATTAGAGCCTGGTCTAAATGCCTTATTCGGCATGGAATACGCTAGGTATGATTCAGAACACGAAGAAATCTACGAAACAGAATCCTCAGATAGAGCATTTGAAGAAGAAGTAATGATCGTTGGGTTTGGTAACGCTTCAGTTAAAGCTGAAGGAGCTGGAGTATCGTTTGATAACGCTACTGAAGGCTACACATCACGTTACAGCCACGAAACAGTTGCTTTAGCTTTTGCGCTAACAGAAGAAGCTGTTGAAGATAATCTATACGATAGACTTGGTTCAAGGTATACAAAAGCCTTGGCTAGATCTATGGCAAATACTAAGCAAATCAAAGCAGCGGCTGTTTTAAACAACGCTTTTGATTCCAACGTAACAGGTGGCGACGGTCAACCTCTTGTTTCTAACGCTCACCCTCTAGGTGGCGGTGGAACTGCAAGTAACAGACCTTCAACATACTCAGACCTTAACGAGACTTCTTTAGAAGATGCGTTAATTTCTGTCTCAACTTTAACTGACGACAGACAATTAGCTATTGCTCTACAAGGTACTAAGTTGATTGTTCCACCTCAATTGCAATTTGTTGCTGACAGATTACTACAAACTCCTGGTAGAGTTGGTACATCTGACAATGATATCAATGCGATTAAAAATATGGGAATGGTTCCTGAAGGATACGTGGTTAACCACTATCTAACAGATACTGATGCTTGGTTCTTGAAAACAGATTGTCCTGATGGATTTAAGCATTTCCAAAGAAGCCCAATGCAAACTGCACTCGAAGGAGACTTCGATACCGGTAATATGAGATATAAAGCAAGAGAAAGATATTCTTTTGGTTACTCAAACTGGAGAGCAGTATTCGCATCTCAAGGTGCTTAATAAGGAAATTTTCCTTAAGGGAGCTTCGGCTCCCTTTTTTTTGTCTAAAATTTAATTTTACAAAAAGCTACCTATATTTAGTTTCTTGTTGTAGAATTTAAGAAGCTAATAAATAAAGTATTATGAAAATATATACTGTTTTGCATTCAAGCAATAGCATGTCAAACTCTCCTTGTATAGGAAAGTGCAGCACTTCTATGGCTCCTTTTGATGAAATATGCAAAGGATGTGGAAGAAGTGTCAAAGAAATACGAGACTGGGAAACCTATACAGATTTAGATAAAAAACTAATAAATCTAAAAAATGTTATGCGAGGATACAGTATAAGACAAAAAATAGAATCTTATGGAGATGAAATGAGCGAGAAGAAACAAGACATACAAGGAAGAATAACAACCGTAATATCTTTACTAGAAATGATTGGTAAAGATATGTTAGACGAATACGGCAAAGATCCAAAAATAAAAAAATCCTATCAGGCTTTATATAATTCTAGAGAAGCCATATTAGAATCAAAAGAACACTTTAACAAACAGCTATAAAGTAGTATAGTTATCTAAACCGAGATAACTCGTTGCACCAACTGACTCGGCAGACTTACTCCAAGATGGCGCAACATATTTAGTTAGGAGAAAATAATGGCTAAATCAACTTTTTCAGGTCCAGTCAAATCTTTGGCAGGATTTATTTCAGCTGGTAGTAATGCTACTGTAAGCCTTACTGCTGATACAACTTTAACTGTAGATGCACACGCAGGAAAAATATTGTTATGTAATGATGCAGACGGTAAATTTACTTTACCTTCAATTATTACTACAATTCCAAGCGATCCAACAGACCCAAATCAAACCAATAATCTAGGAGCTACATTTACGTTTGTAATTGTAACTGCTGCTACTGATGTTGATATAAAGACAGACGGTACAGATAAGTTTGTTGGTGGTTTGTATACTGGCGTAAATAATGCAACTGGTAAAACTTTTATTTCAGGAGCTACCAATGACGTTATTACCCTAAATGGTACGACTAAAGGTGGATTAGCAGGAAGCATTATTACAGTAACTGCAATTGCAAGCGCTAAATATGCTGTAGAAGGTATTACGCTTGGATCAGGAACTTTAGTAACTCCATTTGCTGACGCTTAATAACAGGAGATAATTATGGCAGGTAGAATTGTAGGCTCAGATGTAAAGACAGCAACAACAACCTCAGCTGCTACTGGCGGTGCAGTATTGCAAAACGGTAGATCAAGGTTAAGAGGTTATATTATTGCTGGTGGAACTTCTGACGGTACTGTTACTTTTAGAGACGGTTCTGTTACAGGCTCTACCTTATTAATTGCTCCTTGCAACGCAAACGATACCGAAACTTTAAATATTCCAGATTCTGGTGTTTTGTTTCAAGACGGTATTCACGTTGTATTAAGCAATATAGATAGAGTAACTGTCTTTCATTCGTAAATTATGGCTCGC